AGCTTTTTTCGTTCAGCAGCAGTTAAAACATTATAGTTATAATGCCACTGATCGATGTTCATATTGAGCTGCGATGGGGATAGGTGATCGGCAGTGAAAGTTCCTCCTTCTTCTTTCTTCTTCCACTCTTTTCCGATTTGTTTAAGCATAGTTAATTTTAATATAGATTAGAACAAAAATTGTCAATATTATGTATAAATAAAATTCAATTTGTGGGTTTATATTCATTGTCGAATACTACAGTTGCGTTAAAACTAAATGATATTCTTTCATCATCTTTGTCGGATTTAAAAGGATATACAGAGTGCATTAAATAATTAGGAAATAAAAACCATTGGCGAACCTCTGGATTAATTCGGTGTCTGCTATCAGAAAACATATTTTCAGATCCCTCAGAAAACTCTATTTGACCGCTAAAATCATTATGTGCTTTTGCATTATCAGTTGATTTCATAGACTCAGGTAATTCTAAATAACCAACACAACTTAAAGTATAGTTCCCTTTGACATATTCAGAGTGGTTGTGCATAGGGTTATAATCGCCTGATTTTTGTATTACATACCAAGCAGAATTAATTAAAATATTTTTAATTTTATCATGTTTAAAATGAGCATTAGTATAAGAAACCATAATTGGATCAAAGAAAGCTCTTTTCCATTTCAATAAAACCTCTGGAGTAATTAGGTATTCTTCTTTTACAGCTCCTACTAATCTTTGACTCCAATCATGGTCTTTTTGTTTTTGTTTATCTTCTCTAATCTTTTTTAGATCCGCTTTAAAATCTTTTAATAGTTCTAAAGGAAGTGTTGCCTTTGCTAAAGTAGAACCAAAAGGTTTAAATAATTTAAAATTTATCTTGTCTGACATCTTTTTCCATAGGTGTTAGTTCATTTATTTCAATTTTATATGCAGCAGGTCTGTCTTGATACCCAAAATTAGATAGTTTTTCAGGTGGTAAATCATCTTTATATAAAAACCAACCTTTTATTGTAAAATTATAATCTTTGTCGTTGTCCTTAATTATTAAAAAATACTTTCCTTGTTTTTCTCCAGGTCTAATAAGCAAAAAATTATATGATTTTTTGTCTTGAGTTCTTATTTCTATATTGTTTTGAAAGTCGGAGTCAGAATAAAACTCATTATTGTCAGTATAAGAACCATTAAAAAAGCTATTAGTTGCCTTTGCATAAACAACTTCACCCATAGCACCTAAGAACCCATCATATAATTGATTCTTTAAGTTTTTATTGTAGCCATAAGAAAAGCCTTTATTCATTCTTACATTACCAATAAACCTTCTTTGAGCTGTTGTATAAGCTAATTCAACATCATTTGAGTCTAAAGTTATTTTCATATTTTTGGATAATTTAAAATAGGATAATTCAATTCATTTAATAATTTTTTTTTTGTTTTTTTATTAGCTAAAATATAAACATATCTATGCTTTGCACTTCTTAAAACTCTTTTACTTCTATCGTTTAAATGATGTCTAGGATGTTTTCCATCTTTACTAGCCATGTCTGTTCTAGGTTTTGATGTTCCTGTAAATAAAAAATTTGTTGCTTGATATATATAACCTATGTGATTTTGTTTTGTGTCAGCATAAGAAACAATAATTTTTGGTTTTGGTAATAATTTTAAAGAACGACCAACTAAAATTGATGCTTCATTTTTTTTATTATTTTTTAAAACTAATCTACTTAATTCTAAAACAATTTTTTTATTCTTTTCTCCAGCTATCCCTCTACATAAAGGAGGTGAAGCTGGTATTCCATAAGTTATAATTCCAACCAAATTTGATTTTTCAAATAATCCATACGAATATTGAATTACTGATGGCATTCTTTTAGCATAATGAATATTTAAAATAAAAGGTTTTGTATCTTCGTATGATATTTTATTTATCTGATAATCTTTCATACTTTTTTTTTCTTTGTTCTTCTAATTCGTTTTGCCTTTTTTCGTATTGCTCCATAGTTTCACCAGAAAAATATTGAAACCAACACTCAGCACAATAATCTTTTCCTTTTTCAACAACATCAGCTTTCATTTTGCACTTTATACAAGTCCGCATATCTCCATAAATATTCATTCATTAATTTATAGTGTAATAAAAAATCAATAATGCAATCTCTACTGCTATAATTGTTTCAAGCATTTATTCACCTCCATATAAAGTTTTTTTGCCATCTAAAGCTGCACATTTAGATTCAAATTCTTCTATTGATTCACAATTACCAATAAAAGCAGAAGTCATAATTGGTAATTTATAAAGTCCTTGACTACCCCAATGAGTAGATGGACTTTTACTTTGTAATTTTAAACCTTCTAAAATAATTTTATCTCCTGCTTTTAACCTTATTTCATCACCTGCTGCTGTTCCCATAAAATGAAAATGAGCTGTAATTTTACCAAAAGCCTTATTTAAAACTAAAGAACCTTGCGGAATTCCTTTTAAAACTTTTTTATCAAATTCAAATTCACCTTTTGATTTTTTTATATTTATAAATTTTATTTTTTCTTTACTCATCTTTTTCCTTTCCTATTGTTTTTTGTATTATATGATCTTTATGAAATATCCCTCTATGTATATAATCTCTGCCAGATCCTTTATTAGGTGGAATATTCACTCCACAAACTCTTTCATTAGATGCTTTATTATATTCAGCTTGAACATCTATTCCTTTTTCGGCTAGTGCCTTTTTTACTGCGTCATCAATTTTAAACATTTAATTTTATCCTTTCCTTTAAAGTTCTTATATCTGTTAAAATATACCCCATTACAAGCCATAGAACCCTTTAGAATAGACATGAGCATCTTTTCCTTAAGACTCTTTAATTGCTCTTTAGTTAAGGCTTTTATGGTGTCTTTTTTCAATTTGTTCCTTGAGTTCTTTCCTTTTGCTAGTCCAGATTTTTTTAAAATCATGAGGACAATTCTTAACCATATAATCAAGATTATCAAGCCTTCTTTGATCTTGTGCTTTCACATGGTCAAAAATATAAGGGAGTCCAAATTTATTTCTGTTCATTAATTTCCTTTTGTTAATAACTTGGTGCAATATAATGAGGATTTTTTAATTTAACTTTTTTAACAGATGTATATTTTTTATATAATCTGTCTATAGAATCAGAAATATTAGCAGTTTTATTACTTAATAATAAGTATTTATCAAAAGCAGCTTGGCACTGTTTATTGGTTTTTTCATATTTCTTTTCTAATTCTTTAAGTTTTTGTTTATCTTTTTTTAACCATCTTTTTTTAATTTTTTCTATTACTTTAGTTAAAAATTCATCCCAAGTATTAAATCCATTACCCATGTTTTTTATCTCCTTTTGTTAAGCTATTAAAATAATCCTCTGGTAATTCAACTGTTTCCTCTGTCTGTCTTATTGGCTTTGATACTTTAGGCATAAGCTCAAGTTCACCATAACCAATAAAACTAAACATCTTACGATCTTTAAAGGTCTTGCTAAAAAGATTGAATAAATTAAAATCTTTGTTTTTCATGTGTCCTTTCTTTTAGTTTCTGATCTCATCAGTTGAGGAGTAACCTCAAGACACCCCCAAGAATGAGGGTGTTTCGATCTACGCATTTAAAACTTTGTATTTTTGAACTTTACCCTCCATAATATCCATTAATCCTTTTTGCCAATTATCTTTGAATTCATCTTTAATTTGTTTGATCCATTCATAACATCTTAATTCATTATCAAACCACATCCATTTTTTTTCTGTTCTAAATATATTTTCATCATAATATTCTAGAATTTGTGTTGCTCTGTCATCATCAATAAATAAATATTTAGTTTGTGGTATGTCATCTCTAGAGTTTGAATATTCATAAATATCGTTCATTCCATCAAAATGACCTGATTTAAATTGGCTTGAATATTCTTTAAGTTCATTAAAAGATTTGTCAGAACCTTTTAAAACTTTAATATCTACAGAATTACCTCCACTAAAGTTTTTTGAACTTGCTTTAACTTCTAACTTTAAAGACTTTGCTTTTGCTTTTAAAAGTTTTGCAACTTGTGCAGCTGGTGTTATTTTTCTCATGTTTCTTTCCTTTGTTGATTTGTTAAACATACTATTTTTATATAACATTTGTTCTATATTGCAAGTGTTAAAAGCTAAGAGTGAATAAAAATATATGTTCGCTAAATGTTCTTATTGATTACCCAAAATTTGACATATAAAGAGGTCTAACAAGGAAGGAATTAAAGAAAATGGAAAAAGTCAAAAAAGGGTTCGCCATGATCCCAAACCAGCTTATATATGATGAAAATATAGGAAATGAGGCAAAAGTCTTATTTTGCTATATTCGGAGTCTTTCGGAGAACTACAGAAACCTCAGAAATTCCAATTTATGCCAAAAATTAGGTTGTTCTGTTAATACCTTACAAAAGGCTAAAAAAGAACTTATTGATAATGGCTATCTAGTTATTAACAGGTTATCCTCTGCAAATAAGTATTTAATAAGACTACCCAAAAATAGGGTAGTCAGGGTGTCAAAATTTAAACAATCAGACTACCCAAAATTTGAGCAGTATTATAAGAGTAATAACAATAATAATAATAACAATAGTAATAAGGGATTTAAAAAATTTAAGAAGTTTAAAGATTAATGTATTACTATAATAATGAACCACTCCAGTTAAGCTATCGTAACGATTACACCACTGGCGAAAAAATTGAAATAGTTTTGCAGATACAAAACGATTTAAAAGTTGGGATGCTCTCTGCGGAGCAAATGCGGTGGATTGTGGACAATAAA